CGGTGCGGGTACGGTCAACAAGCATTTGTTTGATGGTAGAGATAATCTAGTCAAACGTGCAGTTGCCAAGTTCACAGCCGTTTACACGTACGTCAACGACAACACAGTCCCGTGGGCAGTTGGACAACGTATGTTGAACATGATGAACTGGACAGACTTTACCAGTGACCTGCGGACTCTCGTCGACGACGCTTATGCGGCGGTGGACACACTCTGCGACAATTGGGATAGTGTGTGGCGAAATGATCTGGCTCGTATACATCAGATTGGTATGGCGAAAGGTAATCCTAATCTTGCGAAAGAGAGTGACTATCCAGACGTCGACGATCTGCGCAGCCGGTTCAACATCGACGTACAGTATATGCCGATACCAAAGGTAGATGACTTTGACCCAAGGTTCGGTATGTCTGAAGCGGAGAAGTCGTCGTTGCAGAGGCAGCTGGACGACGTGCAAGCGTCTGCATCTACTCACGTTCTACAACAGATGATCAAGCCGTTGGCTGAAGCGGTCAAGAAGCTATCGATACCAATTGGTAAAGATGGTTCTGTATTCAGAGACAGTTTGATTGATAACATGGTAGAGGTATCCACTCGTATGGATCGAGTCTGCCTGAGTGACGACCCACTAATCAGACAACAGATTACTGAGTTGAACACACTTGCGGTGAAACTTGCAAGCGGTAAGGAGATCATACGACACTCGCCGAATGCCAGAACGCAGGCTAAGAACGACATCGAAGTATTGATGAAGAGAATGCAAGGTATTGTATAATGACTGACTACAAGAACTACATTCTTGAAATCGAGGGTGTCCTACATCAGCTTCTCGAAGAGATGACGAACGACCAAGCGTTAGATGAAATAGAAAGACGCAGAGGTAAGTCAGCTAGGCGAGAAGCTGAGGACATCTTAGAAAGGTGGGAAAAGGAATATGCGTTTTCCTAATCCCATGATAACTTGTTAGGTTCACGGAGGTAAAATGACACATATAAAATTCAAAAACTTAACACCCAATCAACCCACTAACACGTTAAAGATAGATACTGACGTAACGAAACCTATTTCGGACAGAAGTATCTACACTCGTACTGCAAAGGCGATGAAAATAGGAGACAGTGTTGGAGGGTTAAATTATAATCAACGATCATCATTAACACAATCTCTTACGAAAATTTATGGTGGTAAAAACACTAAGTGTTTTGCGTCGCAAATGGATAAAGCTACGCAACTCTACAGAGTGTGGAGAATAAAATGAGAAGCCGAGCTTTTCGTAGGGCGCAACAACAACGTATGACTAACAAGGCGTTGCGCCATCTACCTTGGGTAGAAACTAGGCAAGACGCAAAGAAAGTAGCTAACAATATGCGAGTATGTAGTTGCCATCTTTGCACCAACCATGACACGCCAACTCTTTCGACTATGAGAAACAACGTGTCAGCAAATCAACAAATGGAGGATTTATATGCTAGATCAAGCACCACCGCCACTTGACGCTCACGCGTTGAGTGCGGTCAAAGACAAAGTTGTCAAAGCTAAAGCACGACTTGTACTTGACCACCCATTCTTTGGTATGGCTGTGAGCAAACGCGATCTTATCTACGACTACAACACCAAGACAGCGTCTATGGACGCAATTGGTCAGATGCGTTTGAACCCACACTTTCTTGCACCACTCACGGTCAAGAATACCATCTTTCTATTGGCTCACGAAGCCATGCACTATATGTTGTGTCACTCGACAAGACGTGGCGCACGTGACCCGAAGCAGTGGAACATCGCCGCTGACTGGGTCATCAACGACACGCTCAAAGAAGCAAAAGTCGGTGACTTCATCGAAGGCGGCTGTCACTTTGACGGCGCTAGAGATCATGCGACCGAGGAGTTGTACGCAGATCCTCCGCCTGAAGGCAACGACGGCGGTGGCGGTGAAGGTGGCATCGGTCTTGACGTCGGCGACCCCACTGACGGCAACGGCAACCCACTTGACGAGAGCAAGATCAAAGAGCTTGAAGCTCAAGCCAAGATCGAAACTATACAAGCGTCTAAAATTGCCAAGCAGAAAGGTAAGTTGCCCGCTTCTCTCGAGCGAATGATCGACGAGTTGGTCAACGTAAAAACGCCTTGGTACGATATACTTGAGCGATACATGACTGGGAAGATCAAAGACGGTTGGTCTTGGAAACGACCCAATCGTAGGTTCGTCGGTCGTGGCATCTACCTGCCGGGCGTCGACTACACCCCCCGCATGGGCCCAGTAGTTATCGGCGTCGACACGTCAGGATCTATCGGACAAAACGAACTGAATGTATTTGGTGGACACGTTAACAGGATAATCGAACAGTGTAATCCCGAGTCCGTGACCGTCATCTACTGTGATGCGGAAGTAAATCATGTCGACACATACGAACCAGAGGATCTTCCGATCAAGCTGACACCACACGGCGGTGGTGGTACAGCATTTGAACCCGTGTTTGATTACATTGACGAACACGATCTCGACCCCGAAGTTGTTGTCTATCTTACTGATGGCTACGGCGATCAGAACAACTTCACTTCAAAGCACGACACAATTTGGCTGACAACTGAGAGTACCGAGTTCGATTGGGGTACTGTCGTCGAATTTGATGTTGATGCGTAACCCTAGCCAACAAAGGAGAAACACATGGCTTATGTAAGAAAAACTGAAACCCTTGTGAGTGACATACTACACAAGGTAAGAGCAATGTCGCAAACGGCACAAAAACCGTATTCGGCAGACACTTTGACCAAAGACAGTGCAGAGTACGACGCAATACGTAATTGTATTGAGTCTGTATCTTGGAAAGGTGCGCCACAACTTCAAAAGCAAATGCCTAGCGAATGGCTTGATGGCTTGAAAGCTAGAAATGTTGACGTGAGGGTTGTTGCACCAGAGAGTTGTCCTGATAGTGGGGATGTAAATCTTTACTTTGAAGGCGACTTCATATTGTCACCCGCTCACGCTTCTGCAGGACATTCCTACAGTGGTAACAGAGGTAAGATGGAGTTGCACGAAGCTGACTTTCCTCCAGTGTTGATGACTTGGTTCAAGAGTGGCAAGTCCAACGAGTCTCTTAGAAAAGCTACCCAAGACAAGTTCAATAAAGTCGAGGAGCAACTCAAGACTTTCATGCAACAACACGCGTCTTTGAATACGGCTATCAAAGAACTACCAGAGCTTGAGCAGTATGTACCTGATCATTATATAGAAAAGTTACACGCACCATCTGCACCACGGGGCAAGACTGCGCCACGACCAGAAAAAACTACGGTCGAGGAGTTGGGTATTGATCGTGATGCGTTGACTAGCGCGGCAGTTGCACACCAACTTACCAGAGATAGTAATGACTAACAATTTTGTAAAACCCGATCAGTATGAGTTTGAACTTCTTCCAGACGAAACAGAAATGGAAATGAAGAAGGGCAGACTCACTGATCGTGACCCATCAGCTAATCTTACGGAACGTGAGATTATTATCATGAAGATGCGTTTCGGTGTTAATATGCCTGACGGACACGGTTGGACTTTACATCAAATTGGAGAACTTTGGGGTATAAGTAGAGAACGTGTACGTCAGTTAGAAGCAAGAGCTTTGCGTAAGTTGCGTAGAAACTCTGAAATACAGAAACTTAAACCCCTAGTAAAAGGAGACTAACATGGGCAAGAAAGAGCAGAAGGTGTGGAAATACTTACTGAAGAACAAGTTAGCTACACCTAAAGAAGTGGCGAAGGCTACAGGTGTGTCATACGGTTACGCTAATCAGTTGATGAAGCGTATTGGTACACCACGAGAAATCTTTGAAGGAGAGATTATTTCTCTAAACAAACAAAAAGCTTTTGACCATTTACCTACGTTCGATGAAGCCATACTACGCGCACCAATTCGTGACAACTACAACGTGTGGAAAGATAGAGCTATGCACATAGGAATAGCTATCGCCATCATAGTTGTTATTGGTGCTTGGCTTCAGATGGTGTGGTGGACATGACAAAGAAGCCCGATCGTTGTGACTTGTTAGCTGAAGCGTCAGCTTTAACATCACAAGAACGTAACAAGGACTATGGCGACCCTGTGGATAACATGACCCACATAGCAGATATATTCAACGCTATAACTGGTCATGAGATT